AGGCATCGATAATCCAGGCCGTGCCGCCCATTTCCTGCGCCTGCAAGACCGCCATGGTCCCGTAAAGGTCAAAGCCTTCAAGGGCCTCGTCAAACCGGAATCCCTTTTTCAGGTTCACGATGATCACGCACTCGTCAAAACAGGATGCTTCACAGGGCAGCGGGCCGTAAGCGAACTTGAGCGGCATTCTCATGTCCTGAAAATAGCCCATGATCTCGCCTTCCATGTTTTTGCCGATTACTCCGGCCACGATCCAGGAATCGGGGAGTTTTGCCAGCTGCTCACTGACCTGATCAATCCATCCCTGCCGGAAAAACATATCCTGGTGCGTCAGGACGGCGACATCTGCCCCCTCGCCCTCTATGATCCCCAAAAGCCTGTTAAGCCCCCTGGTGGCCGTCGTAGGCATTTTTATGGTGTGAATTTTTCCGTCTATCTCGGATTGCCTCAGCACCATATTCAGGCGGCTGATATCGTTGACCATGGCGCCGAAAGAGATTTTCAGCTCCGGGGTCACAAACTCATGGTAGAGTCCGGCCAGGTATGGCTTTAATTTGGCCTTCTGGCTCTCGTATAGGGCGTCTGTGCCCACAACTCCCTGTCCGGGGACATAGGTTTCATTGTTTCCGTTCGCGTGAGCGTCGCAGGCCACAAAGCTGAATCTGGTGCATCCCATGAGCTGCCCGATCTTGACCGCGAGAATCAGACTGAATTCGTTCCCGGGAAGGCCCAGCTCCTGCCAGTCGAAAACATACCGCGGCAAGTAATCCGGGAAGCAGTAAAGGGATTCGTACTTGTGGACCAGGAGTGTGGCTTTTTGCGGCCGCACCATACCCCCACACAGATCCCCGCAGTTCGGGGCGTGATCGCAGTCCGGGCACATATTTCTTTCCCCTGCCGACGGCCGGCGCTTGTTGCCTCCGTCCTTCTGCATCGAGAAAACAGGATTATCGAGACCGAGCTGCTCAACGGCCAGGATCGCCTCATTTATAGCGATAACCGGACCCGGGCCGATCATCTCCTTTTTGAGATATCTCAAGGAAGGGCCTTTGCCTATAATCCAGATCGTCTGTCCCTTGAACTTGTCTTTGAAGCTGAGCATTTATGTCCTTTCGAAAACTACACGGTAATCAACATGGTAATGCCAAACCCGCTGGGCTCCGGAAGGTGTGTCGACATCCTCTTTTTGGAGGCCCTCCTGCTGCCGAACGAACTGAACGACTGTTCCGCCTGTGACTGACAAGGTTACATCGTCAAAGAGCGCCTTCAAATTCGTCATGGCGTCGTGGACCTCAACCGATGACTGACTATCCGAAAAAATGCTAAACTGGATCAGGATCTCGTCAACATCACTCTTGAAGGTATCCGCCTGGATCCCGGAGACGTGGAGAAAAACCGCGTGCGGGTATTCTGCCTCTTGTGGGGCCTCGGTATTGTAAAGCCTGCCGTTCACGCTGGTCCAAAACGCATTGTGAGCGCTGCCTGTCAGGGCGTTGAATTTGGACATCAGGGCTGTGTAGAAGGCTTTCATGCGGTTTCCTTTACCGTCAGATCCAAATACCTGTTGGGCCCCTCGTAGACTTCAATCGGCTGCCCGATTATGCTCATGTACTTGTTGCCCTCTTTTACCCGCCAGGAGGCTTTCACATCGGTCCGGTACCAAATCCGGAAGTTGTGAATCATGGTGCCGGTCATTTGCATGGCCTGGACCGCCTCATTACTCCTGTGCGTGGTTTTCTTCGCCCAAACAGTCGCCACGTCGACCCATGTCTTTGTGAAGCCCCCGAGACCGTCTGCAACCGAGGTTTCATACTGCAGCGTGATCCGCTTATCTATATCCTCCGGCCCGGTGAGCTTCATCAGAAACTCCAAAGGCGGTGGGCCCCATAAAGCAAGCCCTCGATTGCCGGTCCCAGGACATCATGTCTTGCCCCGTGATAAAAGGCATCCTCAGCCGCGAGCTTGCAGGCCCTCCGGATGTTTGCGGGAAGCAGGCTTGCTGCCGTCCATCCGCAGATGAACCGGATGGATATTGGATTGCTCGGGTAAAGCGTCGCACTCGGCCAACTCACTCCATAAGGCAGCACGATCCGGCCCCTCTGCTCGCCATTGGTTTCGACCAAATAGTCAGTTGTGACCGTGAGCGTAGTCTCGGTCCCGTCCGTGTCTTTGTATTTGACTGACGTCACACTCTGCAGGTTCCCGAAAGGCAGCTCGATGAAATCCTTGTCCGGCCACTCCTCGAGGAAGGCATCCCAGGTCTGGGTAAGCAAGGCCCGGCGGGTTATGGTTTCGACAGTCTCCCGGCCGTCCGTGATCGCGTCTGTGAGGTCGGCGTCAATCGGCGTTGTCGCGGCGTTCACCAGGACATCGGTCCCGAATTCGGAAGCGGCCACCAGGACCTTGGAAGCGGTCCGGATATACCTTTTCGCGCCCGTGTACTGCTTTTCCTGGATAACGGTATCGTTTGCCTCTGTCACCCGAGTGAAATCTCCCCCGGTCCAGTCCGTCCAGGTCGCGTTGTCGTCTGATTCCTGAATCTTGGTGTCGACAGTTCCCCCGGCGCCGTTATTGACAGGGCGGAGGTAGACGAGAGATTCTTTCCCCAGGACCTCGATGCCAGCCCCGACGTGATGCGTGTAATCGTCGTATACAGCGTGACTCCCGGCAGCCAGGCAGGTGTAGGGGGTAAGGTTCCCGGCGAGAGTCTCCGAATCAAGTCTGAGATGCGCTTTCATCTCAGCAAGCGTGATCGGCTCAATGGTTGGGGCGCTGTATTGAACGGTTTTCATGCTTTCGCCTTCCACCATTTCAGCTTTTCGAGAACGGCATCATCCCATTTCCAGGGCGTCTTTTTTACGACCCAGGTCAAGGCGGCGGACACGAGTCCGAAAGTGATCGGATTCGCGCTTATCCAACCGTAAACCGCATCCTTGGCGGTAATGAGCATCTGGTCACAGTGCATCAGGTCCATTATGGTTTCCCCTTATAGCTCCAGTACCCGAAGAATTTGACGCCGTAATACATGGAATGCCGTTCCCAATTCGAAACCCCTTCACAGGCATGGAGCGCCTCGAGGAAAAGAGAATCCGCGGCCTCTTTGCTCAGTCCACCCTGCCGGTAGAACTTGTCATGCAGGACCGCCGCCTTACGTCCCTTATCCTTCAGGAGTGCATAGAGGAGCGGCGCCCACTTGGGAACTGATGCAAAATCGGTTACGAATCCCTTTTCCGCCTCGATGATCATGCCGCTATCGCGCTGGTAAACGAGAGGGGCGAGCAGCTGCCAGCTTTCGCAATCCAGTTCCTTGCACTCAAGATCTGAGAGGAATTTCCCCATTTTCAAGTCCCCTGCGCCATTTTCAGGCCGATTACAAATCCCTGTAGCGCGGCCTGGATCTTCGCCATATTCGCGGTCTGCTTTTGCAAGTCGCTCTTGATCTCAACCATCCCCAAGAGCCCGTTAACGGCGGCAATCGCGGGAGGATTTTTCACATTCGTAAGCAGGAGCGGCAGGGCATCGGCAATCAGGGTATTGAAAGTAATAGGATCGCCTTTCGAAGCTTCAAGCAGGGCCTGCGCATGGGTAAGAATAGGCCCGATCAGCTGCGGGTTGTTTTTCCCGACTTCGTACCCGGCAATGCTCGCGGCTGATTGTATGGCGGCGATTTCGGTATCGGGCTTGACCTGGATCATTGAGCAGCCGGCCAGGGCAAAAAGCATAAGAAACGCGACTATCAGGGCGAATATTCTTTTCATTGCATGTCCTTTCTCAGACAAAGAATTCGTGATGGCCTATGGCCTTGATCACTCTCATTCCCGCTTGCAGCCATTTCTCTTTTACGAGTGGGGCAGTTTCCGGGTTCAGGTACTGGCAACAGTTCGCCTTATAAAGGTCAATATCTCGGGAGATTTCGCCATTGATCAGGCCGGTAGCAATCCCGAAACAAAGCTGCAGGCTCGTGTTTTTCTCGTATTCCTTGTCCCAGCTTGCAGCCATGTGAACCGATTCCTCGTAATACTCCCGGCCCGCTTCCGGCATGGTCCAGGAGAACTGCCAGGGCATCAGGATCACTTCCTTGATGGTGCTTCCGTCCCATTTCCGGTA